GAACACCCCGCGCAAGACGAAATCGTGACCACAATGCTGGTCTGGTCGATCGACATTGCCGATTGGCCGCTCGCGCGCCGACTGGCCACGCACGTTCTGCGCCACGGCCTGACGCTGCCCGAACGCTACCGCCGCACGCCGGGCACGCTTATCGCCGAAGAAATCGCCGAATTCGGGCTGGCGCCAACCGCAACGGTGGATCTTGGCACACTGCAGGCGATCGATGATCTGACCACCGATCACGACATGCCCGATGAAGTCCGCGCCAAGCTGAAAAAAGCGATCGGCATCGCCTTCCGCGCCCGTGCCGACGCCTTCGATCCCAATGCCGCGCACGCTGTCGCCGGCGGCAAAGCCGCGCTGCTTGCCGGCGCCCTTGCCAATCTGCAGCGCGCCCTGGAACTCGACCCCAAATGCGGCGTCAAAAAAATGATCGAAACCGCCCAACGCGAAGCCAAAAAGCCACAGGAGACCGCGCAATGACGCCTGCCCGTCGCCACGCCGAAGCCAACGCACCACAGGACGGTCCGTCAGAAACAAATCGCCGGGGCATGACCCCAGAGCGCGCCCGCGAACTGGGCGCAGTGCTTCTCACCCCTCGGACTGACGATGATTACGCCGCCCGCGAATCTGCCCATCAGGAAATGATGGTCGGTGCGCTGGTGAACCTCGCTATCATCGCCGAGGCCCTCACGAAATAAAGAGCTGCGCCACCCGCGCCGGGGGGCGGGCAAAGGCTGGCGGTTTCGGCTTGCCGATATCCAAAGGCCCCAAACCCTCACCCCCCACTTATCCGAAAGCACCCCATGGCCGGCTCCCCGCTGATCTCCGTCCCACCGTCGCCGGCCTCCCCGGCCAATGCGACGGTCGCGGGCAACGCGTGGTGGCCGGCCATCGATCGCAACGCCGCGCGCGATGCGATACGCCTGGGCGAAATCATCACCGACGCCCGCCTGACCGCCGCACTCGAAGGCGCCTGGATCACGATCACCAGCGACCTGGCCCAATGGCAGGCCGATCTTGCCGCCGGCCTGCCCAACGCCACGCCACCCGTCGCCGGCCCGGCCGATCTCGGCGCCGTCACCGCCCCGCAACTGGCCGCGCTGCAGGTGCCCGCACGCCCGCCCTACTGGGCCGACTGGAACAGCGGCAACCGCGACCGGTATAGCCCGGGCTGCGCCCCGTTCGGCATCACCCAACCCCGCTACACCCCGGCGCGCGCCGCGTGGCTTGCCGGCACAATGACCGACAGCGTCAGCGGCCAAACAGTCTCGATTCTCACAATCCTGTTCACCCGCGCGGTGCGCTATGCCGCCGCCGCCGAACTGACCGAATCCTACCGCGACAACGGCATGACCGGCAAAGGCGACATCCGCGCCGAAGCCATGACCGACACCGCCGCCGACTACCGGCGCATCGCGATCCAGTCCGTGCGCGATATCCTCGGCGTCACCCGCGTCACGTCCGAACTGATCTGATGGCCTATACCGGCCTGACCTCGATCGTCACGACGCTCGCGGGCGACACCATGGATCTGCTCTGCTGGCGCAATCTGGGCACGACATCGGGCGGCGTGGTCGAGCTGGCCTATACGCTCAATCCCAATATGTCCGAACTCGGCCCGGTCCTGCCGGCCGCAATCGACGTGATCCTGCCCGTCATCCCCGCGCAGCCGCCCACGCTCGAAACCATCAGCCTGTGGACCTGACCCATGGAAAAACCCGATAGCCTGCGCGCTGCGCTCACCGCGGCCTATCCGCAACTGGCCCGCGATCCCGAACGGCTGAATATGTGGGTGGAACGCGGCAAAATCCGCGCGCCGATGACGCCCGATCTGGGCCTGGCCTGGGAATACACCCTGTCGATCCTGATCACCGACTGCACCACCCAGCCCAGCGTGCTGTTCTTCGCCATCAACCAGTGGTGCAGAACAAACCAGCCCGACCTGCTCAGCGCAAACCCCAGCCACGGCTACGAGTTCGAGGCCGACATCATCGACCCAAACACCGTCGATCTGCACATCACGCTGAAACTGACCGAACAGGTCACAGCCATGGCCAACACCGATGGCAGCTTCACGCTGCAACACATCGCAGAGCCCGACATGACCTGGCTGATCGGTACGCCCCTGACCGATCCACCTGTCACCCTGTCACAAATCATCCCGGCGCCCGGCACCACCCCGCTCGCTTTCCCGTTCCCTGAAAGTGGCCTCGATCCTGACGCCGAAAGCTGACAATGATCCGCACTGCTCACACCGATGATCTGGCCGCGCTGGAACCATGGCTCGATGGCGTGATGTCCCGCCTGGAACCCGCCCAGCGCACGACGCTTTCCCGCCGCATCGGGATGCTGCTGCGCCGCGTCAACGCCGCGCGCGTCACCGCCAATATCGAACCCGACGGCGACCCGATGGCCCCGCGCAAACCCAAAGCACCCCGCCCGACAAAAGTCGGGCGAGAAGCCAAAGGCGACACCCCGATCCGCAATCGCGGGAAACGCGGCGCGATGTTCCGCCGTATCGAACTGGCCCGCAACATGGTCACCGTCCCGGGCCCCGACCAGGTGCTATTGACGTTCAAACCCCGCGTCGCCGAAACCGCCGCCGTCCACCATTTCGGCGAAGTCGCCCCGGTAAACCCGCGCCTGACCAATTCGATCCGCGTCCGCTACACCGCCCGCCGCCTGCTCGGCTTCGGCCCCGCCGACAGCGATGCAATCCTCGCCGAAGTGATGGCCCACCTCGATCGCTGAAACGGTCTCAGGCCACCGCCATCAACTGGCTGGGATACGCCGAAACCAACCGCGCCGCATCGGCCCAGTCGGCGGTCAGCCATGCCGCATAATCGGTATCGTCCAGGATGACCGGCATCGCCTTGGGATGGATCGCCTCAACCAGCGAATTGGGCTCGGTGGTCAGAAACGCATAATGCGGCTTGCCCTCGACCTGGCGCCAGATCCCGGCAAAGGCAAACACCGGCCGCGACGGCACCGAAAACCAGTGCTGTGTCTTTTTGGCGGTGACCGCATCCGGCTTGGCCGACCACTCCTGGAATTCGGTGACCGGAACCAGGCAGCGCTGGTGCGGATTGGCCAGCATCGATCGCCAGAACGGACTGGCCAGATTGCGCACATTGGTCACCGGCTTGCCATTGTTCGGCACGCCCCAGGTCATCAGGCCCGTGATGCGCTCCCCATCTCGCTCGATTACGACCGGGCCCACCCCGCCAGGCGCGATATAGGGTTTCGGCATATCGTAACCCCAGTGATCACGCGCGCCAAACAAGTGGCCGACTTCGGCCCTTGCGCCGGTCATGCGGTATAGGTTGCACATCGGCCGATAATGATCACGGGCCGCCGAATCGTCAATCGCCCGGCACTGCGCCCTGAAAGCATCACGCGCGGCCGCGCGTTCGATCTGATCGGGCTCCTTGCGCTTGGCCGCCCGGTACCAGGCACCGGTCAAATTCATCAACGTCGATTTGCGCACATATCCGGCGGTCTCTGCGGCAACCGTGGTATCGCCGGTTCGCAACTGCAGCCAGAACTCGCGGGCCTGCCAGACTTGCGCGACATTGGCCCGAACAAGCACCCCCAGCGCCAGCCTGACCCCTTCGCCAGGCTCGATCGGCGCATCGAATGCTTCCGCCAGGACGCGCTCGATAACGCGCAGCGCTATCCCTTCAACATCGATTCGCGCGCCAGCCATAATGAGAACATAGCTGGAACAAAATGAAGCGTCGATGCAGCCAGATCGTCAATCCGGCGCAGTCGTCGGCGCATCATCCGCCACAGCATCGCCCTTCGCGATCAGGTCGAGGGCGTCTTGATGCATTTTGGCTGCGCGACCGGCTGCGGCGACGATAAGGTCGTCATCGACTTTGGGACGGGAAACCACGATGGCAACACCAACGGGTCCGTCATGGATCGGGGCAACCGGATCGGGTCCGGGCACACCGGCATTGCCGACCGGACCTGCAGCGCAGGCGCCGCGCACGACGCTGTCATGGGCAGCAACAGCGCTCCCGACAGACGCATAATAAGCAGGGGCTTGCGCATCGGATTGCCTCGCGATCGCGGCGCTGGTGATCGCCGGCAGTTGATTGATATGGATCTGATCGTCGGTCGCGACTTTCTGCGCCGCCTTGATCCCGGCGATCGTGGCGTCGCGCGCCTTGACCTCCCTGGTCAGGCCATCCACGCGCCATCCCAGCACGCCCGCGATGATCAGCAGCGCGACCACCATCGCCTGCCAGGGATAACGCACCGCGAACGACGCAACCGCGCCGAACGCGTCCGCGATCCACGATCCTAGCCGGGACCAAAGCCCGGCCAGCCCCAGCAGCGTCATCACAGGAAATGGCCAGTCAGCACCCCGCCAAAAAACAGCGCGACGCCCAGGATCATGTGCCCGGCCGGCGTGGAGACTTCCGCGCGGACTTTGGCGACTTCGACCAGCAACTCGGCCTTCAGCGTGTCAATCTTGGCGACGGCCTGTTCTGCATCGGTGGCGGCGGCGGCGATGGGATCGGACATATTACGCTCCTTCGGATGCCGCAGGCACAGCGCCTGCGGTCTGGCTGTGAGGGGGTTTCAGGATCACGATCCCGTCGCGCGCAACGACCTGGCTGATCCAGTTCGGAAACGGCACCAGATGGATGCCCAGGCCCGCGCCGCGATGGCACTTGGCGCAGATCACGACCAGGTTGCGAATATCGTCGGGCGACGTGATCGGCTTGTCGCCCAACTGCGCCGCAAACCCATAGATATCGAAATGATGCACCGCTTTGGCGACTTTGGCCCAGTCGGCATTGTCGGCCTCGGCCCACTCGATCACGAAATGATGCACCTCGCGCGCCTCTTTCCCGCCGCACGAAAAGCACGGGGTATCCAGCTTCGTCACGAGCTGCCGCTTGTTCAGCGCAAACTCGGCACTTTCGGTGCGCGGCGGGTGCGCCGGATACTCGACCGCAATATGCAGGCACTCGTCCTGCTCATGCGCGGCGGTGATAGGCGCGTTGACGGTGTTCATGATTGGCTGCTCCCACTATTCGGCGGAGTATCCGCGCCGATCGCCCGCGCCATGTCGCCATCGATCGCGATGGCCCCGCCCATTCCGCTGATCCGCACCGTCCCCAGCCATGGCGACGCCAGCGCGATCACCATGATCAGGATGCCCAGCACCGACAGCAACAAAGCCCAGCCCAGATAATGGATACGCTCCGCCGCTGTCGTCACAGGCCATGCCGGAAATAGCACCGCCGCCCCGAATATCAGCGCCAGCGCGCACAACGCACCCAGCGCACCCACCAACGTCCGCTCGGCGTTCGAAGTGGGCTGCGTCACGCTTTGCAAATTCGTCATCAACTGCCCCCCAAAATGGACTGCACCTGCGGAATGATATCCGTCATCGTCCCGCCGACCGGCCGGTATCGCTGCGCCGCACCTGTCGTGAACACGCGCACGCGCAGGTCTGCCGGCCAGACCCCGTCAAAAAACAGATCGCGCTCTACCTTGCGCCG